TCTGTGCCTCACTTATACCATTTGATAATGAATCGGCACCTGAAAGAATAACATTATCACTAGTGTGCAACATACCATGGTTTGGATGATGAACTCTTAATAGTGATGAACCATTAAATGTTCTTAATGGATTAGTTACTAGTGTTCTTGTAGGTAATGCTTTGTTAGCAAGTGTTAGTGTTCCAGTAGTTGTTGTATCAAATACTGCCTTCTTCAATGTAAATTTTAAATCTTCAGTTTGTTCTGGTGTCCATGTACTGTAGTTAGCAGATTTAAATAATACACCAGATGTTGGTTGTTTAGATACTGTTCTATTAGAATCAAGTGTCTTACTTCCAAGTTTAGCAATGTAAGCTGTGTAGTCTGCTGAATCTGAATATAAGATTATACAATACTCAACACCTTCATTTAAATATACAGGTGAGTTAAATGTAAATGTTGTTGCAACTGTTCCATCTGTTGATGTATTAACTTGACTTGCATTTAACCATTTTTCTGAGAAAGGAATTAGTTTTGTTCCTGGATAACCGTTTACCATATTTCTAATTTCTGCCTTAACAGGAATATCGTCTGATTTAGTAGCAAAGAAAGCGTCAACACTTGTAACAAATATTCCATCAGCATCATTAACAACAAACGATTGTGCTAACGGATCAGGTCCTGGATTACCACCATCACGTTCTTGCGGCCGAGTTACAACAGATGTAACCCTACTTGTTGATCTTGTTTGGTTAACACTTCTTCTTACTGTTCTTGCTTCTCTAGTTGAAATGATTGCCTCTTGTACTGTTTGTAATAATCCTTTTGCGTCATAATCTGCCTCTGCTGATGTAGCAATAGCAGTTTTATCTTGTGAGTTTGTTGATGAACTTGTTAATCTGAATACTCTCTTACCTGTTCTCCATCTTGGATTAGATGAAACTTTTGGATCAGGTATAGTAAATGTTCCTGTAGCAGTTCCGTTTGCGTCTGTTACAATTGACGCCGGAGTTGTGTATGCCGAAACATCTATGTTATCAAAGAAAGGATATACTCTAACGTTTGGTCTCATACCATAAGCAGTAAAGTTAATTGCTCTACTTCTTATAAACGGAACAAATGCAATAGATATAACTCTATTTCCTAAACTTTGTCTTACAGTTTGAGGAATAACTTCCGATCTTATTCCACTTCTAGTTTGAACTACAGTGTTTGTAGTTGTAGTTGTTCTTCCAGATGTAGTTGTTCTAGGATTACCAGACCACTGATCTTGCCAGTTGTTCCATTCTGTACTTAATGGGATACGAGTAGTTCCTGAACTTAATCCTCTATCTCTTGCCAAGTTATCAAATGAACCATTAACATTAGCAATCAAGTCTGGTGCAACTTCGGTTTCTCTCCACTCATCAACAGGTGGATCCAATTCAGCAGTTCCAATCCAATTGAATACTAAGAATGGGTTAAGATTTTCTGTTGCAGTGGCATATGGTTGTTCTAAGTAAGTTGTTTCTGTATAAGGTAAAGTTATAACATCACCAGTTAGTTGATAGTTAGCGTCTGTTCTATCTGTGGCAGTAATTACTGTTCCATCGTTATCAACTTCTTCTAATTCAACTGTATCCTCATTGAATAATGTTCTTGCCTCACCTCTTGCTCTATCGATAGCAGTTTTATAATCAATATTACCTACATCACCAATATTGTGTCCTGTAAAGTTATCAACTATAAAACCATTTTTAAATCTATCTAGGCCGTTTGTGTCTTGTATTTGTAAATTTTGTGCGTCTTGTTCTAACAATGACAATTGAGTATAGTATTCTAAGTTTTGTATTCTTCCTTCCAACTTACCAATATCTCTCATTGTAAATCTTCTATTATCTTCAGGTGTTACTGTTACATCACTTACATTCAAAGTATATGCTGGAATGTTTACAGTTGCAAGTAACATATGTCCAGAAAGATTATTAGGTTCTAATGGATTAATATCGGATGCACCTTCAACTACTTTAAATTCACCTTCTCTAGTCATAAAGATTTTATCTATTCTACTTAAATAAAATTCTAAGTCAGATGAAATAACTGAATTGAATTCAGGAACTTCGACCACTGAAGCGCCAGTACCATCAAATTGTCTATCTGTCCCACCACTATTAATAGTAGAGGCATCTTCAACTCGTGGTCTAAAGTCCAAACTATCTCTCAATTCATATGTTGCACCAGTAGTGTCAGATATATAAGATGGTATATTTTCGTAATCAACTTGAGCGTTGTAACTATCAACATCAAAATAATCTCCACTGCCGTGTTCAAAATAATCAAAGTCTATTGTTAAATTAGCTGTAGGTTTTATGGCACCAGTTTTTAATTTTATTCTTCCAATATCATAGAAGTTATCTCTTTGTCCTGTATCTAATTCAAATCTATCTGTAATGTCATCACTTCCCATTGTAATTGAATTAACTCTATAAACATCGGCCTTACCTAAACTTATAACACTGTCTGTGTAATTTGTAATAGATAAACTTGAAACGTTTGTTAAAGTTTTTGTTTTTGAGTTTACTAATGGTTTATTAACTGAATAAGTTATTTTAACTGTTTGACCGTTATAACCACCAAAGTCTAAAACAAGTTCAGTCTGTGCCAGATTTAAAGTAAACATAGAGTCTAGTTTAAATACTTTACCAATATCTGAACCAACTGTTACACTAGCAGAATAATCTTTTGAGTTAAATGTTGAAAACGTTTCACCATTTCCTAATGTAATAGTAATTTGATTTGATGAGTTGATAACTTCAGTTTTTTGTCTTCTAACTTTATAGTTTGTATCTGTAACAAAGTTATTTAAAGTTGTCTTTAATGTCTTAACATTATCGTATGGTAATTTAAATACCATAATATTGTTTTCAGGACTATTAATTTTTGTTCTTTGTCTTACAAGAATACCAGCAGTAGTAACATCACTTCCACCAACATCACTTGTTAAGAATAATGATGTGTCTGAAACAATATATGCAACTGTTCCTGTTATGTTGTTACCTGCGTCTGTATCAAATGAAATTTGATCACCAGGTTTTAAATCTGTTAAAAAGAAAGTTCCTTTTCCTAATATGTTTTTACTAGAGTTTGCAATTGAAATGTTTCCAACTAATGTTGTGTTATCACCATAAGCAGTTGACAAAGATGTATCAGATGTGTATGGTGGTGTTCCATCCATTGCAATTTGTTTAACTGAACTAAATTCTTTTACTGAAGCACCAGCAAGTCCTAATACTGTATTTTGAACTGTAGCAGAAGCCGAACTATCGTTTGTCACAACTTCACCAGAAGCAAATGTTCCTTCAACGTTTGCAAGAACTAAAACTCCGTGAGTAGCATTTCCTGTACTTGTAAATGCCGTAACATTAGCGATTGTTGTTCCGTCTGATTCATACAACTCAAATGTGTTAGCACTGTAATCAGCATTTCTTACTGTAAATATATCACTAGTAGTTACAGCAACACTATCAACCTCAAATACAGGTGATAAGAATTTTATTTGTTGACCATCTTTTAATCCTAAAGTTCCTGAAACAGTTACTACACTGTTTGCAGTATTAATAGATGTAATACCTTCACTGTGAGCAACACTTGAATTTTGAACAACACCAGAAGCACCTGAAGTTGAACCAGAAACAGTATCGCCTGTTGTGAATGATGTATTGTCTAATAAGTTTAGGTGTGTAAACATTTCTATATCAAATAGATAATGTTTGTAAACTGATGTATCGTCTAATATTAAATTAGCGTCCGTATCTAATGCTAATGCAGTTTCGAATCCTCTACTTTTTGCTCTACCAATTTGTGGAACAATTGCACCACTTGTTGATCTTTCAACACCTTTTGTGTCTGTAGCAACATCATGTAAATTAACTGATTTAAATGCCTCAACTGAAGCACCAAACTCAGCAAAGTCAGGTGTATTATAAATGTTTGAAACGTTAACAAAGTTATCTACATCAAAAGTTGTTTTGTTATTATTGATAGTTGTAAAATCTCTTCCTTTATTTAAATTAACAAAGTTTGTGGCCATGTTTTCATTTTCATAACCATTAACGTATGCTTTAAATGGTGAAATACCAATTGCTAATTTAGATTCTATTCCACCTTCAGATGATAAGTAAATTCCTCTAACTATATCACTGTCTGAACTTGTTGTATCTTTTAAATGTTCTCTTACTTCAAAATCAGGATTACTTAAAACATAGTCACCTGATTCATCAAAGGTTCTTCTAGCAAGTGTGTCTTCTAATACAGCATATTCTGTTGATCTAACTTGCGAAAGAATAATGCCATCTTTAACTCTAGCGATTTCATAAAAGTTAGAATCTTCAGTTGATGATAAAGTTCTTTTTGCAAGTGATAAAGTAACTTTTAATCTGTGAGCACCAGGAGCGTTTGCGTTTGAATATCCTTGAGCATTGTCATCTAAAGAAGTGTCATCTCCAGATGTAATAAAACTTTCAGTTACTTGTAGTCCAATTCTATAACTTGGTTGATTTGTGTATTTGTCTAAAACTAATGATGAAGACTCAACTCTAACCATATATCCGTTAATGTAATATATTCCTGCCTCAATACCAGCGGCAGAACCAGTTGCAGTTGTATCAACAACAAATGTATCACCTGAACCTTGTGCCGTTACTGTTTCACCATCATCAAAAACAGTTTTAATATTATTTACTGAATCTGCTGATGTGTATTTGATGTATAAAGTATCTGGATCAGTTCCGTCTGAAGCAACTACTTTAATAACTGTAGCACCGACTTTAGAAGTATCTCCTACTATATTTTGATCTAAGTAAGCATTTAAATCTGAATTTGATTTAGATGTAAGTTTTACGGCAGTATAATTTGTATCTATTGAAAGTTGTCCAGGAATAACCATTGACCCTTGTTTAAAGAAGTGGTCACCCATTCTTTCAACTTGATTTTGTAATATTGTTTGAGATTGTGTTAGTTCTCTTGCTTGAACAGCAAAAGATGGTCTAAACAAAATACGATGATAGTTTTTTGTTTCATCAAAATCATCAAAATATGGGCTGATGTTAAAATCAGTTGGACTTGGCATTTATTTCCCTTTGCATTAAAATTCGATAATTAATTTTATATTTTCAGTTTGATCAATAGCTCTTGCAATTCTAACTCTATTCTCAACATAAAGAATATCACCAGAGTCATGTTTGATTTCTGGTACTGAATATCCACTTACAAACGAAACAGCGTTTATAGTTTGTGTAGATGTATCAGGAGTTCCTGTTGCACTTGAACCAGGAGCAGAAATTACACCTGAACCACTAAATGGTATTTGATCTCCACTTGTAGAGACACCAGCATCGTTATGTCTAAACTGTGAAAAGTATAAAATATTGTTTGAAGAATCCCACTCAACTACTTTACCAGTTGCACCTGTTGTTGCCTGGTTTATTTCTTCATCAACTAAGAATGTTCCTGGAGATGGAGAAGCAGAAAGTTTAACAGCAAAAGTTCCTCTAACTGTAATATCAGTTAAGTTAGTTCCGTTTGCGTCTGTTGGATCTTTAATTAAAGAGATTTTTCTAAAATCGTTAGCGGCAGAGAAGTCACCAGTTCCTAATGAATTGGCATTTTCAGTTCCTTCTAAAGTAGTAGTCATCATCACAAAGAAAGCACCTAACTCGGCAGGAGCATTTGATCCGTGACCACCTTTAGGTGGAATAATTACATCTAGTTCAGCACCTGAACCAGTTCCACCAGCATTTGTTCCAGCAATAATATCAGCGTCTGTGATATATGCATATGTGTATCCTGAACCATTTGTTGTAATATTAATTGAAGTTACAATACCACTTTGTATAGTTACTTCACATTCAGCAGCAGAACCACCGTTTGCAGAATAGTCACCTCTTATCGGAACACCTGTAATAATTCCTGAAGAACCACCACCATTAATTGTAAAACCAGTTCCACCATTTGCAACAGAAACAACATCAAGTCTTCCATCAGTAGCCGCAGCCGCAATAGTAGAATCAGTTGCCACAGGCATAAAATCAGTTGATAAGAAATTAACTTGTTGGGCAGCACTTAATGTGTAAATGTATTTCCATCTATATCCGTCAGATGTGATTACAAAAGGTGTAGTAGATGTTCCAGTTGGTTCTACTGTTGAAGCAGCACCACCGTTATTATCTAAACACTTGTAAACATTTCTTGCTGTTGTAAGTACATAGTAGGATGCGTCAAACAAAGTTGTTGCACCACTATTTGATGTTCTTCTTGTTGATGAACTATTAGGAACATATTCCTCATAATCGTGTCTATACATATCATAAACTGTTCCAGATATCCAGTTTCTTCTTGGACATACTAGTGATACATCGTTACCAGTTATTCTTTTGGCAGCGATTAATTCATCAAAGTTATTAAATTCGTTTATTACACTATCACCAGGAGTTTCTGGTATAGTTTCAGTACCTTCAAAATCTGTTCTTCCGTCAGGTCTTGTAAAAGTACCGTATTCTCTAATTCTACCTATACCTAGATAGTAGTAATTAGGGTTTGTTTCTGTGAAAGACTCTCTAAAGTTTTCAGCATTATTAAGTCTAAATTTGTTTGTTACTATTGCTGGCATTTCTTATCCTTTTCAATATTTATATAACTTATTAATATTGTTTTTAATATTTATAATCATTCCGAAGAACATTTTACATCTATTTTATCTTTATCTTTAGGACGATCTATAATAGATTTGAACGACTCATATACTTTTCCTGGTTCTACCATGATATTACGAGGATCACTAGGATCAAATTTGTTCTCATTCCACTTATTTCCCATGTGAAATTGTAAGTTTTTATGATGTGTATAACCAAATTGAGTCCATCTTGTACTTCCCCAAACAATGACACCCCTTGTTTTAGTTGAAGCAGCAAAATGCTGTAAACATGAATCTATACCGATAAATGCTTTTGCATTTTTAAGTAATTCATGTAATTGTGACCAATGTAAAGGACATTTGATAGTTCCTTGATAACTTGGTTCATTTGGCAATGTACAATCAATAATAGTTAATTTAGGATATTCTTGTTTGATTGTGTTAATAACTGTTTGTGCTAAGTAGTGTGGATAGATACGGCCAGGATTATTATTATTATATGGAGTATTAGCGGCACCTCCTGTCCAACTACTTTGACCACCAGAAAACTGAATTAAAATATAATCATTAATTTTGTTATCTAGCAACCATTTATCTACTGATTCTTTTAAATGTTCTGTAAACATTTTAGGAACCATACTTCTTTCAAATTCAACACCATGTAACTTACTATATGCTTCAATTAAATGTTGATTACCAAATTGAAAATTTGATTTGTAAGGTTCTGAATAGTAAATATTATCACTACTCATTATTCTTTTATCATTTAAAGGAATTGTTTGTTCAAATGCTAATTTAACATTTGGATTGTTTGCAAAACATCCAACATACGGTGTATAAACTTGTATTGGTTGTTCTGCCTTTTCGGTTAATTTATCTACTAGTGATGTGAACGTTGAACATTTACCAACCCCACCTTCAACTATGTAAGTGTCTAATGTCATAATAACTCCATAATTTTTAATAATTTAATAATACTATATATACGTCTCTTAAACAGTAGGTGCCGAAGACTTATAAGGATGATTACTTGGTAAACTACCAGATAATCCCCATTTATGTGCCAAGTATCCTTCAGCAGTTTCAAAGTAAGTCATATCAGTACCACTTGTTCCTGGTTGTCTTGCATAAGCAACTGATTCTGCCAGTCTTCCGTCTAATTCTTGCGATGATCTATTTCTCATAAATCTTACTTGTTGCCTTGTTTGTAAACTATTGTCATAATCATTTACTGGCGTAAATGCATTTTCTCCATCTACTCTAACACCAATTTGATTACCTGTTTTATTAAAAAATACACCTACAATATGCCAAGTATTTTGTATCAAACTTTTCAAATTCCATTGTTGAAGATTACCGATCGTTGAACTGATTCTATTTGAAGATAATCCATCTAAATCTAATTCTCCTGGCCAAGTATTATTACTTGCACCTGAACTCATAGCATAATCTCTTTTTGGAGTTTGATTTGTTTCTACTGACCAAAGTGAATCTTGGGTAGAGTTTGAACCATGAAATTGAAATACTCCTACAGACCAATGATTTCCACTACTGACCTGACTATTTACAAAACTTCCACTTTGTATGTATTCATTGTTACCACTAAAATCAGCAACATCTTTACTATTTAATCCATTAGTTACAATTGTTGGTGTTCCACCAATAGAAAAACTGTGTTTTCCAGCCTTATCTGACAGAGCAGTTATTGTACTTCCACTTTGTGTAACACTGCTACTATCATCAAAGTCAACCCACCAAGCAAGAAATCCTAAATCAGATGGTGCCCATGGAGTAGCTGATGAACCAGAAACAGCTCTTCTTCTCATTGAATGTCCTATTGAACTAAATGACGAACCCATGTTATCTCCTATGAGAAACTAACAGATTGTCCTGTAACAACGTAAGAACTTCCTGTATAGTAAATTGAAAATGATATAACGTCAACACCATTGGCAGTACCACTTGGTGTTGATCCACCTTGCCAGTTTATAGTTGCACTTGTACTATTAATATTTAAAGCAGTTATCATATAAGGTGTTGAACCTTGTTGCCATATTACAGTAATATTAGTACCTTGTGAAGCAGATAAAGATAAGTTACTTATATTTAAAGTTTTATTATTTGTTGCACTACTAATAAACAAACTATGAGATACTAAAGCAGATAATCCTATTGTTGAATTAACACCACTATGTGTAAGAAATGATTCTATAATTCCATTATCAGATAATTTTAATCCACCAGTAATACTATTGCTGTCTGTATCTAAGTCCCCACCTAAAGTAGGTGTTGTATCATGGACTATATTTAATGTTTGAATATTATGCGATCCTGCAACTGCTGAATAAACTAAGTAACCATTATCGATAGTAGAAGTATTTACGTCTGTTAAAGCACCAAGTGTTGTTGGAGCTGTTTGTGTTACCCAATCATAATCTGTTCCATTCCAACTTAATACTTCATTAGGAGCAGCAGTTGATGTATTTAAATGTGTATCAACGTCTGAATCTGTATATGGATTTGGAGTTGATGGAGGTGGCGCCCAAGCATAATCTGTTCCTGTCCAAGTTAAATATTGACTAGATGTTGCTGAACTTGTATTTAAATGTGTATCAACGTCTGAATCTGTATATGAATTAATATTTGCACCATCAATTGTTATTGTGTTATTTGTAACACTTGCTGAAATTCCATTTGTTCCTTGTATAGTTAAGATTTCTCCTAAAGCAACTGTGTCTGTTGTTGAACTTGCGTCTCTTATTGTAATTGTATTATCTGTAAAAACAAGATTACCAGCACCATCAGTTGATATAAGTTGATTTGCAGTTCCATCTGATTGTGGCCAAGATAATCCATCCAATACAATACTTCCAGTTCCATCAGGAGTGATGTTAATATCACCATCGTTAGAAGATACTATTGACTGTGATGATACATCTAAGTCACCTGCCAACGTTGGATTTGGATCTTCTTGTTGTCCTTGTATTTCTACTGTTCCATTAGGAAGAAGAAAGTTTGGAAATGTTCTTGTTATCTGTCCCATAGTTTATTCCTTATAGTGGTAAATACCTTACTTGTATTTCTGAACTTGCCGCTGGAGCAAGAACGAAAGTTAATGTTGTTCCTGAAATTGTATAGTCATCTGTCGGAACTAAAACTATTCCGTTTACAATTACAAATACATCATCAACAGTTCTGCCACTTTGATTTAATGTAAATGATGATGTTGATTCATCACCTGTAAATTTCTGTGTACTGTATGAGTTAGAACTTTTAGCAATAGTTACTGTGTTGCCTGAAGCAGATGTTGTAATTCCTGTTCCACCAACAAGTGTTAAACTTTCAGTTCCTAAATCTATACTAATTGATGAAGAACTATCGTCTAATACATTTAAAGAACCAGATGCTGTGTTTGATATTGTAATTGTATTACCAGAAGCAGATGTTGTAATACCTGCCCCTCCAGCAATCTGTAATTGTTCAGTTGATAGTGTTATCGCAATGGCAGTTGAACTATCATCTATTACGTTTAATGTTCCACCACCTGCGTCTTGTAATTCTAAGTATCCTGTTGAAGCGTTATGTGTTAAGACTTGACCATCTGTAGCACTTGCCTGAACACCAGGTAATCTAAATTTTGTATTTGCTGGGTTACCAATTGTAATCTCATCATCAACATTTACTGCTGATGGTTCAGCTCTATATCCTATAATAATGTTATTACATCCATCCTCTAAATCAACAGGAAGAGAACACCAACTAGGACCACCTAAAGTCATAACTCCTGAACTTGCACCAGAATATGAACCTAAGATAGTGTTATATCCAAATCTATTGTTTACTCCTGTACTTCCTTGTGCCAAACTTGCAGCTGCATGTCCACCAACAACTGTGTTATGTTCATGGCAATCAGCAGTTCCTGACTGGCATAAAGCATTATCTCCAACTACAACTATACTATTAGCTGCAACTGAATTATTGCCAAAAGCATTTGTTCCAACTAAAGTAATACCACAACCACTTGATTGATAAAGTCCAGCAGCAGATCCAATAGCAGTTAATTGAGGATCATATATTGTTGGAGAAAAGTTTTGCATTGCACTTTCACCAATTACTACAATACCACATGTTACATCATCACCAGATGAAGTATTATAATCATTTTGATAAGCACAAGCACCAATAACAACTGAATCACTTAGTCCTCTTACATTTTGTCCAGCATATGCCCCTAAAACTACGTTTTCACATGAGTTACCTCCAAAAACGCATGTATTAGCATCAATGCTTTGAAGAGCATCATTTCCAATAATTACATCGTTACATGAGTGTGCTAAAGTCGGTATTGTATTTCCACTATGAAGACAGGACATATCTTTCATACAAGTATATGCTCTGTTACCAATAACAACTGATCCCTCAAGCGTATTGTTCATTGATGAGGTATTACCTAAAACAACTGAATCTTTAAGACCTGATTCAAATCCACAGAAAACGTTATTACATACAGCTCCAGCCGCATTATGTCCTATAACAATATTAGTATCGGCAAACGTAACACATCCCATTGCATTGTTACCAATTGCAAGGTTTGGTGTTTGTTGAAAGAAACACCCAAAACACTGACCTGCATTTGACCAATTTGGAAAACCACTATAACTACTACATACAGCAGGTGGATTATTTGCTGTTAAACTATTTGATCCAGTACATTGCCAACAATCAGAGCATGTTTGTGTAAGTAGAGCTGCACCACGTCCGATAGCAATTTGATGACCAGTTAATGAGGACCTACCAGCAGAATTTCCTATAGCAACATTAAAATCTCCTGTAGCACCTTGGGCAGCAGAATTCCCTATAGCAACATTATATCTCCAGTTTGATGTTGCTTGAATGAAATTACATCGTCCAATAATAATGTTTTCTATAGCATTACTAGTAACACAATTACCACTTTGTCGTCCAAGTACAATATTTCCACAAAAAGTATTTACATTTTGATTATTTGGAAATAAATTAGATCCAAGCATAAGATTGCAATTTATAGCACAACTAGAAGCAGCACACATGGTAGTCATAATATCATTTCCAATTGCAACGTTATTCCATCCATGAGCTGCTCTTCTCATAACTTTATCACCTATTGCAATATTACAATATCCATCTGAAATTCCACAAAGAGAACATTCCCCTATAGCAATGTTATTTGATCCGTCAACAATACAAGATAACGCAAAATATCCTATAGAAACATTACATCTTGCATTAGCGGCGTTTGGTATATCTGCATGTACTCCAATAGCAACGTTACAACTCCCTAGAGGATGATATCCTCTTAATCTCATTTCAGCGCCATTTCCTGCATTTGCATTGGAAGGTGCTAAATCAAAACAAGTAAGACCTTCTAAACAAGTTGTTGTGCAACCTAATTCTAATACTGTTGTTCCTAAAGTTGTACATTTAGAAACAGGTGCCAAATCAATTGTTAAAACATTGTTGGCAACCGAAGTTGTGATAGCATTACTTCCTGTTATGTGTAAAGTTTCACCAAGTGCTACTGTATCAGTAGTTGATGTGCTATCCATTATTGTTAATTCTGAATTTACTAAAGCAGAGTTTGGTATATTTGTAAATGTATTTGAAAGACCATCAAGTGTCTTATTAGATAATGTTTCTGTTCCTGTTTGTGTGATTACAATTGATTGATCAATATCTAATTTTAATTGATTGCCTGTAACAGATGAGACAATTCCTAATCCACCAGTAACATCTAATTGATCAGTTGTTAAATCAATACCTATAGAAGATGATGAATCGTCTGTAATTGTAAGTGTTGAAAGAACAGCACCAATTGAGTTTGATTCAAACTTACCTGTTGATGAGTTATATATTAATGCCTCACCGTTTATAGGATTTGAAACGTCAATTGATAAAGTCGAACCATCACCGATTGCACCATAGATTTCATTAAAATTATCGTTAATTTTATCACCACCATCCCTAATCGGGTCACCAGTGTTATCGTTGGGTAATGTTCCTATGTTGATTAATTGTTTTGCCATATCTCTCTTTGCTCTGCTTTGTTATATTTATAATCGAAAATTCTATACTCTATCCATCTTCTTATTAGTTGATGACCATTTAGTTTGTGTAGTATCAAACTGAGGCGATGTTGTTATATTTGCTGGCAATGTAAATTTAGTTTTAAGTTGTTGCCCACCACTTGTTGAAGTCATAATAAACACAGCCTCTCCTCCATTTAAAGATGATCTAGTATGTTGAACTTTCAGTTCCCCTATTGGTTTAAATGTATTAACACTTTGTAATACACTTGAATTTGTTGCCCCACCAAATGCCGTATTAGCATATTTGTTAAGTGTCTTATATCTTGGTCCTAAACCAAATCCTTGTTTAACTAATATTCCTGTTCCATCTGAATTAAATATTGTTCTCTTAACTCTACTTACAATGTCGTAACTTATAGGTGGTGCAAATACAGTTACGTCTCTTGTTTTTGTTGGGAAGTGATCGTGTGTGCTAGGATCCAAATCAAACGGAACACCTAATTTTGGATCTGATCTTAATGAAGTGCCATCTGTTGTTGTTCCTAATCTTCTTCCTAACATTGTTCCAAAGATTAATTTAAGTAGTGTATCAAAACCAGGAGTTGTTCCAACAATAGGTCTAATTCTTCCATTTAATCTGGATTGTATATCTACTTCTCCAATGTAATAGAAACCTGCTGGGTGAGCGGCCTTCTCGTATGCGTCTCTCCAGTCATTAATTGATCTACCAACTTTAATGATGTAAGAATAATCTTGGTATAATAAACTGTCTTGTAACACCATAGTTGATTCAGAAACCCAACCATCAGTATTTAAAAATCTGCCAGATGTTTCACTTACTACATCAACTGTTGCTGTAACTGTTGCCTGACTATGTCTAACAATTGTAGCAGACCCACCTGGTCCTGTTAATGTAACATTTGTTCCAAATAGTCCATCTGATTCTTTTACTTTTAAAATTTGTGTATTAACATCATAAGATACAACTGTACCTGAAACAACTGTTGAACCATCTGATCCTAATGCTGTTACTGTTTGCAATGATGAAAATGCACCAACAACATTTGTTAATACAAAATAAGATGGCATTGTCATTGTTGCAGGAGTTGGTGAGGTTTCGTAATTATATCCTAACTCTAATTCGTTAAAAGTTAATAGTCTTCCTATTTGACTACCATAAGTTAATATCTTAGCACCATTACCACTTGATGATGTAATTGTTAAAGTAGGAATAGAACTAAATCCATTTCCTGTATTTAAAAATCTTAAATCTGTTATGTCACCTACACCTGTACTTGTCTCTTGTACAATTTTATTTCCTGTGTATGGATCACTTTTTGTTGTTTCATCTTCTAATACAATATGATCTTCAGTTGATGATAAAGATTCCTCTTGCGTAAATCCACCATTAACTACTGATACTTTTGCTTCGGCATTACCAGAACTAAAATTAACAACATCACCTATTTCATATCCTGTTCCACCTTCATCTACAATTAAATCTTCTAATGAACCTAACCCAACAGGCCCAACTGAATATAATGCACCTGTTCCACCACCTGTTGTTTGTATTAAATCATTTTCATTATACAAAGCACCATTTGATGTAATAACTTTTTCAGTAATAACACCAGTTGAATTTAAAACAATTAGATCGTCTTCATCTTCATTACTTGATCCTATAATTCTTGCACCAGGAACAAAGTCACCTACAACTGAATCATATCCTAAAACTAACTCAGCAACAATTTTTCCACCAATAGGATATTTTACAACACTCTCAACAACTGCCGTTGCCTTACCTACTAGATTAGTTTTAAACTGTGTGATTGTTTGACCAACTAATTTACCAGCATCAGAAAATCCTACTTCTAATGCTCTCATTACTTTTTTAGTTTCCCATTTACCATCAGACGCTCTTAAAATATTATCTCTTGGATATCTGATTTCAGCAGGTATATTAAAAAGTAATTGAAAGATTATCTCACTTGCTCTTCTAGTTCCTTTTGCTTCGTAAAATGATTTAATATTTTTAACTAAAGTTTTTTTATCCAATCCATCAGCAAGTTTTTCAGGTATAGAATTTAAAAATGCATTTCTAAAGTTTAATAGAAATTGATCTAATGTTCCATCAGGATCAGAATACTGACAAAGTTGATGAATACTTTGAACTGGATTTGGTCTATACTTTGATATTGTTGCTTCAGCACCTGAAGTTAGGCCGTAAATTTCTTCACCTATTTTAAATTTGTTTTGTGAGGTTACAAACAAACGAGAACCAGCATCTGTGTCTTCAACTATTACAGTTGCCTGAGCACCACTTGTTCTTCCTTTTATTATTTCACCATTAATAAAATCTCCGACAGGAGAATTTTCCATTAATAGATTATCTTCTCCATCATCTTTTGTATGATTAGTTCCATTTAATTGCATGAAACTAGTTACAACAGGATTTTCTAATTGAATAATATTAGGGTCGTTAATTTTGATAAGTGATAATTCAGCAGCTTCTAAGAATTGATAATAGAGTTTTACATACTCTAAAAAATACGGATGATCCTCAAGCACAAAATCAGGTGATTGAGTTTCAATAAAGGTTGAGATTTTATCTTTTAAGTCTGCCATTTTTAATTATAACTTGATGTTGTTGAATATCCCACTCCTGCATTTGCTGAACCACCAACAAACGTATCAACTTCAACATTGATCGAACTATTTGCAACATCTAATTCTATTATTTGATTTCTTAAAGGAACAATGTCGTTAGATTGTGGTTGAACAGTTAGCTCAATTGAAGTTGAAGCAGAACCTCGTATATTCTCAACACTAGTTATAACTAAAGCATTTATTTTAATTTCACCTGTTTGGTAATTAATTGTTCCAGCATTATTATCAACATAAACTTTTAATCCAGTTGTTGATGTTGAATTATAAAATCTTCTTAGATTACCATTACCGTCATCATCTAAGTACATCACTTCATTACTATTTGAAACTCTAAATCCTGAAGAAAGTAAAACTCCTCCCATATCACTAGCATGACCCATGTGTGGATTATAAAATGCATTTGAAAAAGAAACATTATAGTTAATTGATGTATCTAAAGATGGTGTAAATGATTTTCTTATTTTCACTTTTGTAATATTTGAAAGTATTGAATTATCTGTGTCATCAATAGTTTCAGATAATTTTGAATATCTAAACATACTATCAAACATTTGCAATGTGTTATCGTTAAAACTTTCTAAATTGGAAATAACATCTGTTTTAATATCATCGGCAGATTTTGTTGTTGATCTGTCGTCATATTTAATAGTTGAAGTTAAAATAATTTTAGTAATTTCAGGATCAATTATTTCTGGTCTTACTGAAGCAACTGAATATCTTTTTAAAGTATTAACAATATCTCTTTTTGTTGTTAATGTTAAGTTAGAACCTGATTTTGGTTTGATAGATATAAAAACTTTTCCAAAATACGGCGTATCGTTATCTTCACCACCCCAAGCACTAATTGAATGTGCATTTGGATATAGTTGATTAACTTTAACTTTGTAATCTTCAACTGTAACTGCTCTGTCCTGTGACGCATAAAATTTAGGTGCATGAAATTTAACACTTGCATCCGTTTCAGCATCGGCACCGTTGGCAGCATTTGAATTTACAGTTAATGTAAAGTCATTAAATCCTTGTATGTTACTTGCCAAAGTAAATGTTGAAGCACCATTAGCAGCGTCTTTGTTAGTTACAACATATTTTAATCTAACGATATTGCCATCATCTAATTTTTTTCCTATAATACCATCACCGAAGTAAACTTCAAACTTACCATCTTCAGCTTCTTGTAAGAAATAAACTTTTGAGTCACCATCTAATTCTGTTATTGAAGTTGCTCTACTATAAGTTTGTATAACTGTGTCTGTTGCACTGTTTTGAACTTCAACAGTTAATGTAGTTGTATCAGCATTTGCCGATGGTATAATAAATCTTTGATCTACATCTGAAGAATTTTCTGTATAGTTAAATGTTACATAAGTTCCTTCATAAATTTTTATGTTTTTAAATTCGTAAACACCATCTATTGGTGCAATTGTATGATTAGAAGCAGTTACAAATGAATAACTTGTTCCGTCAACTGTCGTTGTAAATTTTGTATCAACAGGCATAGTAATTGAACCGCCTGTTCCATCATTAACTCTTACATTAATGTCGGCATAGGATGCCGTTGCC